TAATTTTCCATCGCTATCTCTAGCAAGTAGTTCGTCATATTTATCTTCTGAATAATCTTGTGGTATATCTCTCATTTTTTTTCTAAAATTTTTCATATCATCACTCAAAACATTATCTGATAAAGCAAGATGATCTGTTTCTGTAAGTTTTTGATTTCTAATTTCTCTTATTTCAGAAATTTGCCTATTAGATTTATTATCATTCCAATCTTTAATTTCAGCATCTCTTATAGATTTTTCTTCGTCTGTCATATCTCTCAGACCAACTATATTGTCAAAAATTTTGTAAGTTTCTTCTGCCATTTTAACTATCTACCATTCCATAAACTTTTATTTGTGCATCATTAATATATCCACTTGAACTAACTAATGCTAATCCTGTTACTGCTTGTTGATTATTCAATAATAAACTGCCATACCTTGCTCTTTCTTCGCCACCACTATGCTTGTAACTTCCAACAAATGTCATGTGAGTTATGTCTGAAGAAACATTAGGTGCATAAATTGTTATTTCACAAGCACCCGCTGGATAATCTGTATTATCTTGACTTGGTGTATTTTCAAAAATTCTCCAATATGATGCTTGCGTTTGTGTGCTTGATTGTTGTGAACCTGAGTTATTTATTCCTGATAGAACTGTATACAATTCTGTAGATGCTGAAATATCTCCTGATGAATTTCTTAATTTTAATCTTATATCTGCTGTTTGTGTATTTGATGTTGCTTCAATAAAAATTCTATAATTTCTATATGTAGAAGAAAAAACGCTATCAACATTTACTTGTGCTGTGTTTGTTTGTACAACTGATGCACCACCTACATAAACAAATCCACCACCACCTTTAATGTAAGAGTAATCCATTCTTTTAAGTGTTCCAGCATCACTTATTAAAAACTCGTCTGTATCTGCTGGTTCTGCACCTAAAGCACTTAATCCTGTTATTACAGTTGGGTCTAAATGCTCTTCAGAAATTGAATTATCAGCTATTTTATCAGCATTGATAATATCATTTGTAATATCACTTGCTGTTAATGGTACTGAAGCTGGTTGTACTCCTATAAATCCCATATTATGTAATCTCTAATATACTTAATGTTGCGTCTATTTTTGCCGCTACTGAACAATCAATTTGTAAAACGTCAGTTGCTTGCATAACTATTTTACCACCTGTCAAAACTTCAAGAGTAGAGTTAGCTGGTATTGTAACTGTTGAAATTAATTTTACGTTTTCATTTGTTTCTGTATCTGAAGTATCTGATTGCATATTTACTGAGGCTGTTACCGATGCAGTATGAACATTACATAATAACAAACCAACAATTATTGTTTGAGTAGAACTAGGGCAAGTATAAACAGTTAGTGGCGTTCCAGCACTTGCTGGCATAGCCGCATTTGTTTTTACTTTAAACGTGTTAGCCATTTATCCTCCTATCCTAAAGCGATTGCCAAAGCAGCCGCTTGTGGGTCAGTTTCTGAAATCGTTCCAGTTACTGACATTGTACTTGTGATAGCATTACTAGAAATATTGATTTGAAACAACTCAATATTATCTGAACCATCATTTATTTTTACTTTAAGAACTCCACTCGTTCCATTATCTACCCACATTGTACCTGTCGCTACTGATCCTGGAGCTGAACTACCAATATGCATTGTGTTAAATGCTCCCAGAATATTATTGAGTTCAGTACGAAAAGAACTGAATCCTTGGTTAGCAAGTGATACATCTGAAACTTGACTCATAAATGTTTTATAAAGTTTTATGAAGAACTTTGCAACCCAAAACCCTTAGCAATATAATCAAAAGTTCTATCAACTGCTGATCCAGAAGAATTAACAAAACTTATGACAAATCCACTAGTAGTTTTACTTGAAATAGTAAAAATATCACCTGTCTGCATATTTTGAGCCGCAATACCAATAGAAGGAACTGATTGAAAAGCATTAGCATAAGTAACAGTTTTTGATCCTGAGCTTGTGGCTACATTACTTTCTCCAATCGTTCTTTCTTCCATGTTAAGTTTTATAGCAATATTTTTTACATTACTTGAAGTTTGGCTGTCATCGTTAGTAAGTTTTAATCTAAATTTAGCGAATCTAAATTTAAAAGTAGCTGATTGTGTAATATCAACAAAGTTAGTACAGTTAGCTAGTGAAGTAGTTGACGTAGCAATCTGTACTCTATGAAAAGCGTGTATTTGTTCTGTGCCATCAAAAGGAGCTTTGGCTTCGTCAAAAAACAATGCTCCACGACCAGAATCAAATTTATCATAAGGGTTTTCTGCATCTAAAGTTATTGTTGGTTCAATGTTGCCATCAAATATTGCATCTAAAGATAAAGAGTTAGAGAAGTTATAAAAACCTTTTGCGTCTCTATTAGTATTAAAAAAAGTTGGATTAGATGTATTATCTGTACCTCCTAAATCAAAATCACCTTCAGGAGAATCAAAGTTACCAGACGTATCATCAAAGTTAGTTACAGTATCTAGTGTTAAAATAACATCGCCAGATTCATCAATCTTAACAGCTAAAGGAAAAGTAGAATCCATTTGGCTTTGTGCTCCTACAATATCTGGTGTTTCAGTAAAAGTTGATATTTGTTTATATGCTTGTATATCTGAAATATTAGTCGTTACGATAGTTGCCTCTGCAGAAGTATTTGAATTTTTATCTACAGCTTTAATAAGATACGAACCAGTTCTTGCAGGAACAATAGCAAAATCACATTTTCTACGAGTACATCTAACAAGGTTTGTTGAGTTTAACCACTGTGCACCAGAAGTTACATTCTGATATCTTATTTCATAAAAACTAATATCAAGATCAGATTGTTGGCTAGGAGGTGTCCAAGTTAATTTCATGTGATCTTGTCCGTGCATTTCTATAGCGAAATCTTCTACATTGCTTGGTACTTCAACTCCACCTACTATAGTTCTAGATGCAGAAGTATAAGGAGAGGCAACGCCTAATGTGTTTACTGCTCTAGCTCTAACATTATAGACTTCTCCATCAACTACGTTTAACATTTCATAATTAAGTTGTATTCCACGACCTATGACTTTGAAATTAGTTTCAGTAGATTTTTTTGCCTCTACTTGATATTCTCTTACGAACTGATCTGTACTAGCTCCGACCAAAACATTTAACCTAGTGATAACGATACCATCTGCATATTCAACTAACTCATCACTAAGAGTTAATGAGGCTGGAGCAGTTATAACATTTGGATTAGCTAGTGATGTATCTGGTATAGTTGGTACTGCTGATTGTGTTGCAAATGTGTAAAAACTATCTTGATGTTCTACTAAAGTTAAATTCACTGTTTGATCTTTTCTAATCACAACTCCAACAACTCTAAAAGGTTTGTTAGAAAAAGCTGGAGTAGAATGAGTTACATTAACTATATCGCCTATAACTAGGTTCATTGCTTCGCCTGTTGCTATCAGAGATACTCGTAATCCGTTTCTTGATCTTCGTAAAATTATTTCAGCGTGTTCTTGTGCTTGATGAAAACTTGTAACTGTTTGTAATGTGAACCTACCTTCTAAAAGTTCTCCACCATCTGCAGTTTTCATAGTTGCGTGTTGATCTGCAGAGGCGAGAGAACTATCATCATTAGGAGGGAATGAAGCTGTATTATTTCTATAATTCAAATCTATATCAGGGAAGTCTATAACAACTCTATTATACTTATTTGTTTTATCTTCTGATTGTAATTTTATACCACCGATAATATCGCTTTCATCTAAAGACAAAACACTAGAGCCTGTACTTTCAATGACTAAATGATATTTACCACCAGCGTAAGATAACAATCCACGACAACCTGTTAAAAGTTCTCTAAGGTTGTTTAATACTTTGTTTTTTGTTTCTAATGCTACATTGGTATCTATTAAGTTTATAGTATTACCACTAGAGCTATCAGTTGGGTCTGTTACTGCTGATCCTGTTGGAGTTATAGTTGTATCTGCAACTTGTGAAGCAGTATAGAAACTAGGTATGTCTATGTTAGCTAATGGTACTCCTTTACCAAATCTTGTATTTCTTAAATAATCAAGAATAACAAAAGCTGGATTAGTTGAATATTGATTTGTAGTTTCAGTGCTTGAACTATTGAATGTAGATATTTTTCTACCTTGTATTAATGCATTGATTGTTGGAACTCTTGAAAATACATCTGGATTGAATCTTAATCTTAATGCGAGATATGTTACGCCTCTAAGTCTATGATTACTTGTCCAATTAGAAAGAGCACCATCTAACAAAGTAGAAGCAACTTGATCATCATCACCATCAAAAAACTGCATAGCTACATGTGATTGATTTGTTGTTGATCCATCATCATTTTGTTTATCTGCAAACTTACCATAGTATAAAGTTTGATCTGTAAAACTACTAGGCGATGTTGCACCACTGCTATCTGACGTATTAAAGTCTGTTACCTCTATGTCATCTAAAAAAATTTTTTTACAAGCATTTACTTGACCCTCTCCCATAGCTAAAGCAATATATAGGAATTCATTATTACTACTAGTTTCAACAAAAACTAAAGTACCACCTACACGCCTCATACCATATATTAAAGGTAGTCCAGATGAACTTGATTGTTTGTTTACAAGTATTGAATCTGTTCTAGTTGTTGGGTCATTAAAATCATTATTAAAATCTGGTATATCAGGTATAGGCACAATCCAAGAAATTACATCTGCTATAATATCTGTTATGCCTTCAAATACATCTTCAACTATGTCTATAACATCATCAACAATAGGCAAACCTGTATCTGGTAAATCACACATTAATTAAGTCTCCAATTTTTACCCATCTCATCAAATCCTAATTTTTTTAATACAGGGTCTAATTTTAATTTAGTTGTAATAGATAAATTGATAGGATCTTCTTTTGCGATCTTTTGCACTCCTCCTAGTAAATTTCTAAATATAGTAAAGTTTCTATGTTCAGGTAATACATAAATAAATTGTATATTAAAAATATGAGCATCGCTCCACCAATATTGGCTTTTGTAAAAACCTACTGCTCCAATTATTTTATCTTCCTCATTAATACTACAACAAATAATTTTTCCTTTATTTAGTAACATATCTAGCAACTTGAAAACTTTACTTTCAGATAAATCTGGTAAATCTAAATCTCTTAATTCTCTTTTAAATTTTTTTCCTATTTCAAACAACTCGTCTAAATCTTTTTCTTCTGCTTGATAAAATCTATAACTATCCACTGTTACCCCACTTTAAATCTTTTATTATTTGATCTGCAAACTCAAAACCTTTATCTCCACTAAAAAATCTTTGTTGTGTTGTGTTATTTGTAATACGACCATTCACTTGACCACTATTAGCAAAGTAACTTTCTAAATCTAATTTAAGAACAGATGTAGTTGTTGAATCATTAATTTGAAATGAATTTATAAAACCATGATAAACTAAAAAAGGATCAGCTATGATTGAACCAGAACTATCTAAAAAAGCTCTAAATATTTTTACCTCATCATGTATTACGTTATTGTTTAGAACTAATGCAATATAAGTTTGATCAACTCCTGTAAGTGTTAGATTTAATCTAGAAACTTGTACGCCTTGACTTTCAGTTACATTAGAAACATCAAGCAAAACTCCAGACGATAAGTAAGTGGTAGATGAACCAGACACACTTGAAGTCAAAGGAAAACTATTTTCTGTGAAAGCTAGATTAGAACTACCTAAATTTATATTTACTAGATGAACAGCGTTTATGTTTTTAGTTGCTAGTTCTGTTGTTACTGCAGAAGTAAGACCTCTTGACATTAGAAAGCCTCAATAACATCTATCTCATAATTAAATAATAATTCAGAATTAGAATCAGATTGATTAGTTATAAACTCTTGAATATCACTATTTAATCTTACTGTTATTGGCACACTATCAAAAGTTATTGCAGAACCTGATACAGCAGATTTTAAAGGAGGTTCAATAGTCAAAGTTCCTGAACTAATATCTGAGTTATCTTCAACGACCATGTATACTTTATTATGAGAAGCAAATTTAATTAAATCACCAGCTAAAAAACTTCCTGATCTAGTACCACCTAAAGTTATGGATGTAGCTCCAGCACTAGCTGTACCTGTTGGACTACCAGCTACTGTGCCTCTAGCGTTACCGATATAGCTAGGCAAAGTAATTGTAAAAGTTTCTTTTCTAGATCTTTGTTTCATTATGAAAGCCATAGTAGAGGCGAACTCTGATCTAGATTTTACAGGATAAGATAAAGTAAAACTGAATCTTTGTCCGTCTATTTGTCTAGTAAACTGTGTTCCATCATCTGCTGTTGAAACTAAAGTCCTTTGATTAGTTCTAAAGTTTATAGCTTGGAAATCTGTTAAAGGTAATGACCCACTCATACTAGTTTAGCTCTTCCTTTATCTGTTACAGCAGTATTGATTATGTTCACTATTGTTCCTCTTTCATTATTTAATAAAGATCTAAAACCTCTAGTATCAACTGCATTGATTGTAAAGTTAACATGTACTGTTTGTGCTCCTAGTTTATTATTAGGTACAATATTACCTCCTTGATCTGGTACAAATAATTCTGGTCCAGCTTCTCCAACTATGAAAGGTTTATCTCTATCAACTCTACCTCCTAATCTTCTACCTGTATATTGTGTTTTTGCAATCGTGGCTACTTGCACTGCTCCCAATCCAGCAATAATCCCAGCTAGTGGAATACCTAAAGGTCCTAGTGCTAACGCTTTATTAACACCAGCCGCAGTATCCATTATAGCTTCTTTAATTCTAAGTGCTTTGTTTAAAGCAAAAGCAAGTTTATTATGTTTTGACATTTCAGATAATAAATGTCTGCCAGATTTTTTTGTAAGTTCTAATCTTTGTTCTTCGCTTAACTGTTGTAAATTTAATTGACTAAAATTACCTTCTTTTATAATTTGTAATTGCTGTCTGAATCTTTCCTCTGCTTGTCTTTTTCTCTCTGCATCTTGCTTCGCTTCTTCTTGTATTTGTTTTCTTCTTATCTCTAATAATTCTTCAGATAACTTTTTGTCTAACTTAACTATACTTAAATTAATTCTTTTTCTTTGTTCTACAGATAGTTTTTGATTTTCTAATTCTTTCTCTAATATGTCTCTTTTCTTTTCAAATGCAGAAACTAACGCTTGTTCTTCTGTCAATAAAAAATCTAATACAGATTGTGTTTGTTTACTGAATTCAACAGCTTTTACTTTCGTTACACTTTCCTCGTTCTTTTTTTGTTCTTCATTAAGTTTATTAATTTTATTTTGTACAGTTAAGATAGCATCTTCTATTTGTTTAATTAAGTTAGCTGTATCTTCTGGAAATAATAATCTACTAAATAATCCTGAGAAACCTTGTATACTTTCTAGATGATCTTCTAGTATTCTTAAATTAAGATTGAGGTTTTCGTTACTCTTAGCAAGTTCACTGATATTTTCTGAACTAGCAAAAAAGAATTCATCTAGTTTACTCATATCTGTAGCAAAGATATCAAGTATTAAAGTAGTCTCTTCTAATAATTCTTTATACGCTTTAGTAACTCCTAATGCCTCTCCTAGTTTTACAACTGCTCTATCAAAAGCATTACCAAAAGCAGTTTCTAATGAATCAATAGTTGCATCTAATTTTTTGAACTCATCATCCAATAGAGTTGCATTTTCCAACATCTCAAAAA